TTTACGGAGGACACTTATGGCTGTATTCTTTACCAGGAACAAGTTATGCAAGCATGCGTACACCTTGGCGGTATGTCCATGTCGGAAGCAGACAAAGTTAGAAAGATCATTGGAAAGAAAAAGGATGCTAAAGAATTTGATCAGTTTAAAGAGAAGTTCGTAGAAGGTGCATCAAAGTTTATTGCTCCCAACGCTGCTCGTGATCTATGGCATGACTTTGAGGCTCACGCAGGGTACTCATTTAACAAGTCTCACGCAGTAGCATACTCAACGCTATCATATTGGACAGCATGGCTAAAATATTATTACCCACTTGAGTTTATGTACTCAGTGCTAAAGAACGAAAAGGACAAAGATGCGAGAACTGAATACCTTATTGAAGCAAAAAGAATGGGCATTAGCATTAAGTTACCTCACATTAACGATTCGGATATCGATTTTAAAATTGAGGGTAAAGGTATTCGGTTTGGACTCAGTTCTATCAAGTTCATATCTGACAAGATTGGTGAGCGATACATATCAGCACGACCATTCAATTCGTACAAAGAACTTGAAGAATTTACATTTACCAAGGGCAACGGAGTAAACAGTCGTGCACTACAAGCACTAAAAGCAATTGGTGCAGCAACATTTAATGATAATCCTAGAAATGATCAAGAGATTAAAGAGAATTTGTATGAGTATTTAAATCTTCCAGAGTTTAATATCACAATACCTTCTCACTATTATGCATTCATTCAGGACATTGTTGACTTTGAAGAAAAAGGATCATACATATTTATGGGTATGGTAAAATCAATTAAACGAGGAACAGGATGGTCACGAGTTGAAATTTTGGACAAAACTGGCAGTGTCGGTATATTTGACGATGAAAATACAACTATTGAGACAGGTCGTTCTTATCTTGTCTTGTGTAATGATAACAGGATTGTTTCTTTCATACCTTCAGATGAGATAAAAGAATCATCACATGCTCTTGTAAAATTCTTAAGTTACAAGCAGTTACCTTACAAGGATGATGAGATGTTTGTGGTTTCATTTAAACCAAGGATTACGAAGGCTGGAAAGAAGATGGCATCTCTTACACTTGCAGACACAAGTAGAGATTTGCACTCTATTACAGTTTTCCCTACATCTTTTGCAAAAGCATATATGCATATTGAAGAAGGAAAGTCATACAAGTTTGATTTTGGCAAGACTAAAGACGGAACAGTAACATTGGAGGATGTACATGTCAGTTAGTATAGAAGAGGCATTAGCACAGTTAGATCCTAAGTTAAGAAAGAGATTGGGCAGTGGAGTAGGTGTCAACTATGAGTATCAGCCTACTCCTAGTTTTGGCTTAAACCGTGCTCTGGGTGGAGGACTGCCATATGGAAGGCAAGTACTTATATGGGGATCTAAGTCTTCTGCAAAGTCATCTATGTGCCTTCAGATGATTGCTTTGGCACAGGCCGAAGGCAAACTGTGTGCATGGATTGACTCAGAGATGTCATACTCAGAAGACTGGGCAAGAACTTTGGGGGTAGATCCAGAAAAATTAATCTACTCACAAGCAAGAACTATTAGCGACATGGTAGACGTAGGTGTTGGGTTAATGAACGCTGGCGTAGACCTAATTGTGGTAGACTCTATTACATCAATGCTTCCAGCAATCTATTTTGAAAAAGATACAGATGAAATGAAGGCATTAGAAAACACTAAACAGATTGGAGCCGAATCCCGTGACTTTAGTAACGCATGGAAAATGCTTAACTATGCAAACAATAAAGTTAAGCCAACTCTGCTTGTTCTTATTTCTCAGTCTCGTAACAATATTAATGCTATGTATACTAGCCAGCAGCCTTCTGGTGGTCAGGCTACTAAGTTTTATTCCTCATGTATTGTTAAACTCTTTTCTTCAGAGTCAGACAATCAAGCGATTAAGGGCAAGATCAAGGTAGGAGATAAACTAATTGAAGAAAAAATTGGTAGAACTATTAAGTGGGAACTCCAGTTCTCTAAAACCTCTCCAGGGTTCCAGTCTGGTGAGTACGATTTTTATTTTAGAGGTGACGATATTGGTCTTGATACCATTGGTGATCTGGTTACTACAGCAGAACTAAACGGCATTGTAGAGCGAACAGGTGCTTGGTACATCCTTCCTGATGGATCAAAAGTCCAAGGCAAAGAAGCATTTGTTAATAGAGTGCGAGAGGATCTTGACTTGCAAGAATCAATCAAGGCTAAGTTAAATGGGTAATTTTACAGTCTATCATGGCAAGTTTGTATGTCATGAATGCAAGGCAGAGGTAAGATCTCTAAGACTTTATCCAGAAACAAAAACAGCAACATGGATGTGTCCAAGCAAGCACATAAGTAGTGTTAAGTTTGGCAAGCAGAAATACAAGGGCAATGACAGAGAAGAGTGAGTCTAAGAGAATAGGTGCTAAGCAGCATAAGAACTCTGGGAGAAATACTCAAAAGGGAGATGCTTCCTGGAAAAACTTTGTTGTAGACTTTAAAGAGGTTGGAAAATCTTTTACATTAAATAAAGAGGTTTGGGCAAAGGCTACTACCGATGCCATGAAGAACGGCAAGGACCCAGCGATAGTTGTGGTCATAGGCGAGGGTAACTCTAAAGTAAGACTTGCTATAATTGAGATGAGTATATTAGAAGATCTAGTGGAGGAATAATGGAACAGCAACAAACAACGATAGAGATGGTCAATGGTTTGGCAGAGATAGCGGACTATATGCAGGATGAAGAGTTGACAACTGCCTTAACATTCATTGCTAAGATTATTATAAAGCCAGACATTCCTTTGAATGTGGCACATATAGAGATTGTAAGGCTTCAAGCAATTGCAGCAAAGATGGCTTTTAAAGCAACTTGGATGGCAAATGTGGACAAGTCAGATAGAGGCAAAAAGAATCTTTATTATACGGCAGCAGAGTCGTTAAATAACTTGGTGTCTGCACTAAAGTACATAACCCGATAATCTGCTATACTTATACTAATAGAAACGAGAAATGATGACGAAGAATTTATTGCATACGGTAATGATAAAGCCAGAAGAAAAGCCAATTCACCCCATCGATATTGCTGGGCTTGAGGCAAAGATTAAAGAAGGCTATACGATTACTCGTGTAGATAAGCATACAACAAAGAAGACTTTTGCTCCATCAACTATTGCCTACGGTCATGGTGAGTGTGCTCGATACTGGTACCTTGCTTTTGATGGGCAGATGTTTGAAGATAATGCAGATGCTTATAGCGCAGCCAATATGACTGCAGGAACTCTATCACATGCAAGAATTCAAAACGCAATGCTAAACGCTGGAATTGCAAAAGTTTATCGTGATGAAAATAACGAAGCCACCACAGAGTTCAAGATTACAAATCAAGATCCTCCTATCTTTGGATATGGAGATGTCATGTTTGATTGGCAAGGCCAAGAACTCATTGGTGAAATTAAAACAATGATGAACGAAGGGTTTGAATATAGAAAGGCATCAGGCAAGGCCAAGACTGGTCACTTAATGCAGTTGCTTATCTATATGAAGATCTTAAAGAGACCAACAGGTGTCATGATTTATGAAAATAAAAATAATCATGAACTCCTTTTGATCCCTGTAGATGTAAACGATCATTACCGTCGGTGGGTAGACCAGGCATTTGATTGGATGAGACTAGTTCGAAAGACATGGGAAGACAGAACCCTGCCAAACAAAAACTATAGATCAAACTCCAAGATATGCAAGTCATGCCCAATTAAAAAAGCATGTGAGTCTGCAGGTCCAGGCGTACTAAAAATAGCGCCCTTGGAGATTCTCGGTGAACAATTGTAAATGCTGCGACAACAACTTTGAGCCAACAGTATCCTATCAAATATACTGTTCTCCAAACTGTAGAGACATCGCAACAAAAGAAAAGATTGCAGCAAGGTATCTTCAATCTAAAAGACAAAAAAGAAAAGGCAAGACAAGACTTTGTAAGTCCTGTTCTACACCACTTTCTATATACAATGATGATCCAGTTTGCTCATCTTGCAGTGTAAACCCTGATGCAGTCATTAAAGCAATAAAAGAAATAAAAGGAAAAACAAATGGTAAAAAATAAGTGGGGTCTAGAAGTAAAGCCACATAAAATTTGTGCTATTGACGCTAGTACTAACAGCCTTGCGTTTTCTTTGTTTGCTGGAGAAAACCTTGAGTCGGTTGGTAAGATTAGTTTTGAAGGAAACAATACCTACGAAAAGGTAATGGATGCAGGTAAAAAAGTAAAAGGATTTTTTGATATATACGGTGGATTTGAAGCAATAATTATTGAGCACACTGTGTTTATGAATAGTCCAAAGACTGCTGCAGACCTTGCTTTAGTTCAGGGAGCAATCTTAGGTGCTGCTGGTCAGACTGGAACAAAAGTAATAGGAACTGTTTCACCAATTACTTGGCAAAACTACATAGGAAACAAAAAGATATCTAAGGATGAGCAGTTATTTATTCGCTCACAACATCCTGGTAAATCAGTTTCTTGGTATAAGACCTATGAAAGAAACCTTCGTAAAGAAAGAACTATAAGGTTTATTAATACAATCTATGATAGAACTATTACTGATAACGATGTCGCAGATGCTTGTGGTATTGGGCACTGGGCTATAAAAAACTGGGGGAAAGCAATTGGAGTTGACAAATAGTACCATGGCTGCTAAACTATATACAAGTGAGACTTTTATGCGTAAGAGATATCTTATGGATAAGAAGACTCCAGAAGAGATTGCAAAGGAGTGCGGAGTTAGTCTAGAGACTATTTACGTATATCTTGCTAAGTTTGGATTAAGGAGGTCGAAACGATGAATAGAGTTGAAAAAGCGTTGGTAGCACTTGCTGTCACAGGCGCTGTTGGTTTTGCTTTTGCCTTTGCTGCGCTAAAAGGAATTCCAGAATCATTTGATTGGGAACTTGATGAAGAGGAATCCTATGAGTGACAATCTAAACATAACAGTTGATCAAGTTAATAATCCCTTACACTACACATCAGACCCATCTGGCATTGAGTGCATTGAGATAACTCGTCATCGTAATTTTAACATTGGTAATGCCTTTAAGTATCTGTGGAGAGCAGGACTTAAAGATGAGGCAAAGACAATACAAGATCTTGAGAAAGCAATTTTTTATATCAAGGATGAAATAAATAGACTAGAGGGAAAATATGTCAACTGAAGATGATCTAGTTAAACATCTTGATCAAGTTAATCAAGTAGTAGAAGAATACCTAAAAGGTAATGACCCAACAGTAATATCTAAGCAACTTTCAATACCAAGACAAAGAGTAGTAACTCTTATCAATGAATGGAAAGTTATGGCATCTGCTAATGATGCTATCCGTGCTCGTGCCAAAGAAGCCCTTGCTGCTGCAGATACACACTACAGCAAGTTGGTGTCTCGTACATACGAAGTTATTGATGAAGCATCAATGACAAATAATCTTAGCGCAAAGACTGCTGCAATTAAACTTGTTATGGATATTGAGTCTAAGCGTATCGATATGTTACAAAAGGCTGGTCTGCTTGAGAACAAAGAACTTGCTGAAGAAATGATGGAGATTGAGCGACGCCAAGAAGTTCTTGTTTTAATATTAAAAGATATTGCATCTGAGTATCCACAGGTTCGTGATGAGATAATGCGTAGACTTTCTTCGTTTGCAAAAGACAACGAGGTGATTACAGTTGTCCACGACGTTCAATGATTTTTTTGAAGTACTCAAAGACAATAATTTTCAAGAAACTCCAGTAGATGCAAAAACATTTGTTGAGGGTGATGCATACCTAGGTCAGCCTGGCCTGTCTGATATCCAGTACGACATTGTTGAAGCGATGAGCCAGATATATCGTAAAGAAGATCTCATTGATATAATGGGAGAAGAAGAAGGTACAAGATACTTTGAAAAATACACTAAGAATGAGATTATCCTGCAACTTGGCAAGGGATCTGGAAAAGACTTCGTATCAACAGTAGCATGTGCATATATTGTATATAAACTATTATGCTTAAAAGACCCAGCAAAGTATTTTGGTAAGCCATCTGGAGATGCTATCGACTTAATCAACGTTGCTATTAACGCACAGCAGGCTAAGAATGTTTTCTTTAAAGGTTTTAAATCAAAGATTGAAAGATCACCATGGTTTGCTGGAAAGTATTATGCAAAAGCAGACTCAGTTGAGTTTGATAAGTCTATAACTGTTTACTCTGGTCACTCAGAAAGAGAATCGCATGAGGGTTTGAACCTTCTTCTTGCAGTGCTTGATGAGATCTCTGGTTTTGCATCTGAAGTTGGAACAGGTAATGAACAAGGTAAGACTGCTGAGAATATCTACAAGGCTTTCCGTGGATCAGTTGACTCTCGCTTCCCAGACCTTGGCAAAGTTGTTTTGCTTTCATTCCCAAGATACCCAGGAGACTATATCTCAGAGAAGTATGATGCAGTTGTTGCTGAAAAAGAAGTAGTTGAAAGAACACACGAGTTTATTATTAACCCATTACTACCTGATACAGACCCAAACAATAAGTTTGAAATTTCCTGGGATGAAGATCACATCATCTCATACAAATACCCTGGAGTATTTGCACTAAAAAGACCTACATGGGAAGTAAACCCAACAAGAGATATTGATGATTTTAAGATTGCTTTTATGACTGATCTTGGAGATGCAATGATGCGATTTACCTGCGTACCAACCTTTGCTTCTGATGCATTCTTTAAGCAACAAGAAAAAGTAAGAGCCTGCATGACACTTAGAAACCCTGTGGATAACTTTAAAAGGTTTGACGAAGCCTTTAAACCAGATCCAACTAAAAAGTATTATGTGCATGCTGACCTTGCCCAGAAGCACGATAAGTGTGCTGTTGCTATTGCACATGTAGAAAAATGGGTAAACATACAAGTCATTAATAACTACGAACAGGTAGCACCAATTGTAATAGTAGATGCAGTGGCATGGTGGGAACCAAAGGTAGAAGGCCCAGTTAATCTTTCAGAAGTTAAGCAATGGATTCAGAACCTTAGAAGGATAGGGTTTGATATTGGAATGGTTTCATTTGACCGTTGGCAATCATTTGATATTCAAAATGAATTGAAGCAGGTTGGAATGAAGACTGATACTGTTTCTGTTGCCAAGAAGCACTACGAGGATATGGCTATGCTTGTGTACGAGGAAAGACTTGCCATGCCTGCAATTGATTTATTGTTTGATGAACTAACCCAGTTAAAGATTATGAAAAATGATAGAGTTGACCACCCCCGCAAAAAGTCAAAGGACTTGGCTGATGCTGTGTGTGGAGCAATATTTGGGGCAATATCACATACCCCAAAAAATATAGACACTGAAGTAGAGGTTCATACTTTTAAGGATAGACCAAAAACTCCAGAGGAGCAATTTGACTTAGAAAGTCGCAATGTGATACAATATAAACCTAGCCAAATAGAAGAGATAAAAGACTATTTGGACAGACTAAAAACACTATAAACAAGGAGAAATAAGTAATGAATTCATTCAAGAAAATCGCACTAGCCATGGTTGCAGCCATGACTTTGGGCACAATCGTAGCAACACCTGCAAGTGCTGCTGTAATGACAGTCGCTGTCGATCTTGCTGGAACGGCTAATACAACCGCTTCTGCAATCGCAACACCTGCTGCATTGCCAGTACCTGCAGACAACACAGTTGACGCTGCTGACGCACTAAAGTTCGTCGCAACAGTTGACACAGGAACAGTCGTTTCTGTAGTAACAACAAACGCAACAATCGTGTCTGCACTACACACAACCGCTGCACCAGTAACATCGGCATCAGGCTCTTCAAGCCTAAGCATTGCAACTGGTACAGGAACAACTGCAACATTCTATGTCTATACAAAGACAACAGCAATTGGTACAGTTGTAATCACAAATCAGGGTACAACTCTTACCTACTACGTACAGGGAACTGCTGGTAAGATTAATACTCTTACAGTATCTGCCCCTACCGCTGGTGCTGCTGGCACAAAGCAAGACATCTCAGTAACTGCAACAGACACATTTGGTAACAAGGTATCTGGTAAGTCAATTACTGCAACAGTATTTGCTACAACAGCAACACTAGACACAGCAACAGCAACCACTGGTGCTACGCTTTCAGATTTCGGAGTTGCAAAGTTTGTTGCAACACTTCCAGTAACTGGAACACGCTCATTAATTACATTCAGCCCAACAACTGCTGGAGATGCAACAACTGCTGATGTAGTAGGTCTTCCTGCTCGTGCACTAGCACCATTTGCAGAAATCACAGTCCGTGATCTAGTATCAGAACTTGCTGCACAGACTGCTGCTAAGGATGCAGCACTTGCTGCTAAGGCTGCATCAGATGCTGCATTAGTTAAGGCAACAGCAGAGCACACTGCTCTAATTGCTGCTAAGAATGCTGAACTTGCAAAGTTCAAGGATGATACAACAACCGCAGTTGCTCAGGCAAAGGCTGCATCAGATGCTGCTCTTGCTGCTAAGGATGCAACAATCGCTAAGTTGACTGCAGATAATGCAGCAGCGCTTGCTTCTTTGAAGAAGTCATTCAATGCACTTGCTACAAAGTGGAACAAGAAGAATCCAAAGGCAAAGGTTACTTTACTTAAGTAATTAGTCCAACACTAAAGGGGTTATCTTAATTGATAGCCCCTTTTTTGTGCAATAAAATGGTATAATCATCTTATCAGACATCAGTCTGCAAGGGGGAAAGGCAAATTAAAAGACTAATACGCATACTAGCAGCCACACTTTTAGCATTTGGCTGGCTTATTATCTCCCCAGAAGGTGCACACTCTGATGACCCCCTCACAGTTGCAGCCCAAGAAATACAAGATCTTAACGATAGCATTGACGACCTTGGCTATAAGGATGAATTTATATCCCTAATCCAAGAAGCAGAAGAAAAGTACGACATTGCAGTATCTGCAAAAGAAACACAGACCCAAACCTCTCATCTATATGATGATTCTATTGACGCAGAAACCACGGCACTTGAAGAAAAAGACTTAGCCCAATCAGTAGTAGACGGACAAACAGTAACAGTAGCCACTGCTTTAGACAATAAGAATGATGCCTACGATGAACTTGGCATAGCCAATATTAATTTACAAACAGCCCAGCAAGCCTTAAATAGTGCTGGTTCTGCTGGTTTGGCATACGATGTTTATAGTCTAATTAGAGTTAATGGACTTGCAGCCACAGATCAATTCTTATGTAGTGGAACACTAAATGGAAACTATATGACTCGTCCAGTTTGTGGTAATAGATATGAAAACTTTATAGTTAAGTTTACTGGAAAAATAACAGTTCCTTCATGGTTTACTCAAACTTACTTTGCTGGTTATACAGACGATGGTTTTAGAATGTATATTGACGGATCATTGGCCATAGACAACTGGGTAGAGCAAGGAACAACTTGGAGTGATTACTCTCCTGTATATGATGTAACTACAGACAAAACATTTGATGTAGAGATATGGTGGTACAACGGAGGAGGCCCTGGATCCTACCTTCTTGGCTGGGGAATCCCTGGAGGGTGGACTAGTGCAGGTTGTGACTATGCTGGCAACCCAAGAGTATGGGGACAAGACTTTAGTTGCAATCTTAATACATTTTCTCATGGATCTGGAGCAACCCAAGAACAAACAAACGCCTACAACAACGCACTTGCTGCAAAGAACTCAGCACAAGATGTATATAATGACAAACTAAATGTTTATAATCAAGCAGTTTCAACATTAAATGGTTACAATCAAACACTAACTAATAAAACAAATGAATATAACAACTCAGTTTTAAATGTTGCAACGGCACTCCAAAATAAAAATAATGCAATCAGCGCATACAATCAAGCAATTAGTAATGTTAACAGCGCAATTGATAACGCATGGCGTTACTATGACGAACAATCACAAAGAGAAATTCAATCTGCTATTGCTCAAGCAGCAGCCAATGCTGCAGCCAATCAACCTACCCCAGAACCAAGCCCAGAGCCAACTGCTGAAGAGCCACCTACTCCTGAGCCAAGTCCAGAACCAACTGCTGAGGAACCACCAACACCAGAACCAAGCCCTGAGCCTACAGCAGAAGAGCCTCCCACCCCAGAGCCTTCTCCAGAGCCTACAGTAGACCCTACAGACCAGCCTACACCTGAGCCTACCCCAGAGGAACCACCAACTCCAGAGCCTTCTCCAGAACCAACTGAAGAGCCTGCCCCAGAAACTACTGAAGAGCCTGCTCCAGAACCATCTCCAGAGCCTGGACCAGATCCAAAACCAGAAGAGAACCCTTGGAATGAACCAGATGTAGAAATTACTGATGAGGTATTAGCAGCCCTTGTTCCTGAAAAGGGAACTGGAACAGAAGAAGATTTATCTGGAGTTATTGCTAACCTTACAAGCAAGGATAATAAGTTGGTTGTTCTTTCTGCTGAACAAATCACAGCAGTTAGTCAAACACTTAAAGCATTAACGCAAGAAGCAAAGCAAGAGGTTGCAGAAGATCTTGGTATTAAGCCTTCAGAAGTTACAGAGATTGCTGAGCAGATGAAGTCTAATCCAGCACTTGCAGAAGCATTTGTTGAGTTTACTGACAGAGCAGAATCTGCAGGGGATACAGCAATGCCATTTACATTAGCAGATGCCGTAACAGAAGTACAAACAGAAGCATTCTTAGCAGATCCACTTGGAGCAGTATTTGCGGTGGACCCAGTAGAACTCCTATCTAATTTCTCTGAGTTAGGTAGCGATATGACAGATGATCAGAGAGAAAAAGCGCAAGAAGTAATTGTCCCAGTGATCATCGTATCACAAATTGCAGGGGCAATGATAAGGAGGAACAAATGAAAATAATCAATAAGGCCATAAACCTGATAGGCAAAATGCTAAAGGGATTAATGAAATGGTTTAAAGACGCAGGTATGGAATTAATTGCACAAGCATTCACCCTCCTGGGCTTCTTTATTGCATGGCTAACTTTGACGGGATCAGCAAGAGACATTGTTGGTATTGCTGTAATGGCAACAACAGTTATCTGGTTAATCACAATCCCGCTAAGGAAGGAGAAATAAAATGGCAACTAAAAAAATAGTAGAACCCCCAAAGAAAGAGCACCCACAAAAAGCAATAACAAATATCTTGATGAGAATTCTTGCGGTATTTGCAGCATCAGGACTATCAGTCCTAGGAGCAGGAGCAGTAGTAGGAATTGATACTATGCAGGCAGTATTCTTAGCAGGACTATTAGGCGTAGCAACAGTCATTGAAAGACTGGCAAGGGCTTTTTTGGACGATGGAAAACTCACATTGGCAGAGATCAATGATGCGTTTAAGACGGTAGACA